CCTTGCTAAAAAGAGCATTAGGGTACACAATAACAATTGAAGAAGAAAAACTTGACAAATATGGAGATGTTCACACTTTAAAAAAAGATGTTCACGTTCCAGGAGATACAGCAGCAATGATATTCTGGTTAAAGAACAGGAGAAAAGAACAATGGAGAGAAAAGGTTGAAGTTGTTAAAACTGCTGATGATTTACAAAAAATAAACAAAAACGTATCTAACATAGCTGATTTATTAAACAACCCTAAACCAAACAGGAGTGAAGATAATGTTCAATGAATTAGCACCTCTTTGTGAAAAACAGGCTGATTATATTAGAAAATGCCAAACAAGTTGGTTTAATGTTGCTCATGGTGGCAAACGTGGTGGCAAGAACGTTACAAATGGGCTAGCCTTTTGCATAGCACTAGAAAACCACCCAAACAAATTATTTTTGATTGCTGGATATGATAGCACGTCGGCAAGGCTTAATATAATTGATTGTGATGGATATGGGATACTTAATTATTTTGCTGGACGATGTCGAGAGGGAAAATATAAGAACAGAGACGCTATTTATATAAATACCGCTGATGGAAAAGAAAAAATTTTATTAGTTGCAGGTGGTGGCAAGGCTAACTCTTACAAGACTATCAAAGGTAATACTTACGGAATGGCTTATGTTACCGAAGCAAACGAGTGTGACCCATCATTTTTAAAAGAAGTTGAAGATAGAACTTTATCAAGTGATGATAGAAAGATATTTCACGATTTAAACCCTAAAAGTCCTAAGCATTGGTATTATACTGAATACTTGGCTTTTCACGAAGAACAGCAGAGAGAAAACCCTAATTATGGCTTTAATTATGAAGAGTTTAATATATTTGATAATTTATCTATTAGTGATGAAAAGTTAAAACAAAGGTTAAGCACTTATGACAAGACGTCTATTTGGTACAAACGAGATATTCTAGGTAAAAGAGTAGCAAACGAGAGTTTCTTATTCACACCAATAATAGAACGAGAAAAAGACTTTTTAGTGCCTAGTTGTAGTGGCGGTATTATTTCTACTGGAGTTGACTTTGGTGGAAATGGCTCGGCTCACTCATTTGTAACAAGCTCTATTCCACGAAGTTATACAGGAATAACAGTTTTGCGAAGCGATAGGACTGAAATTATAGATGATATTCACAAAAAATTGAAACAACTTAAAAAGGCATTTAAAGAGCATATTTTGTTTATTATTGAGAAGTATGGACACATAGACTATATATGGGCTGATTGTGCCGAGCAGATACTTATAAGTGCTTTACAAGAGGCACTTGACGAGTTACATTTACACATACCAATTAAAGACAGTATTAAGACACCTATTTCAAGTCGTATTTATGCTATAAATATGCTTATGATGTTAAGTAAGATTAAGTTTGTTGAAAATAACACAGAGGGGATTGTTACTTCATTACAAGAGGCAGTACAAGACCCAAATGCTGATGATGACCGATACGTTGATGACGGGACTTTTGATGTAGATACTTTGGACGCTTACAATTACAGTGTTGAAAATTGGTATAAAATATTATTAAAAACAAATTTAGGAGGATAAAATGGATAGTAATAATGTTGTAATTAAATATTTAGGAACGCTAGGTTACAATCCTAGTACAAGCTATTATGGTTATGTTGAATTATGGAAAGAATGGTATGAAAATTATGTAAAAAAATTTCATGAATACCATGACCAAAATGGTGATAAAAGAGAATTGTTTAAACTTGGCATGGCTAAAAGGCTATGTGAGGACTGGAGCAGTATTCTTTATACTGAAAGAGATGGGATAGTTTGTAAAAACAAACAAAATCAAGTTTTTATTGACAAGTGGCTTGAAAAACTAGAATTTAATGATAAAATACCGGATAATATTGAAACCGCTTTTTGGAGTGGTACTTGTGGAACTATTGTAAGAATTAAAAATGCTAAAATAGTTAATAAAAAAATAATTGCTGATGAAAATACTACTTTGAATTTAGTTAGTGTAAATGCTAGTCAAATAATACCTTTGAAAATAATTGATGGTGTAATAACTGATGTTGCTTTTGTTTCAAAAAGTATTATTAATAACAAAAATGCTTTTTACATTGAAATTCACGAATTAAAAAGAGATGGATACCATATACACAATAAATACATTGATGAACAAGGCAACGAGGTTAAAAACGAGGGTATTGTTGAAGAATATGAAACAGGTTCAAGTGTTCCTTTATTCAATTTATTAATGCCTAGAATAGTAAATAACATTAAAGAAAACAATGGGCTTGGTATTAGTGTTTATGCAAACGCAATAGACCAATTGCAAGGTGTAGATATTGTCTATAACAACTTTATGAAAGACTTTTATTTAGGTGGTAAGAAAGTATTTTACAATAAGAAATTAACGAAATATTATACGCAAACATATACAGATGAAGAAACAGGCGAAGTTGTAGTTCAAGAAGTTCCAATATATCCAGATGATATTACTAAGCAACAATTCCAAATAGTTGGAGACGAAGTTGATGTCAATGCTGAAACACTAGTACACGAATATAACCCTGATTTAAGGGAAACTGAGAATGAAAACGGGATAAACTTAGCACTTAATATACTTGCTTTCAAAAGTGGGCTAGGGAAGGCTTATTATAAGTTTGAGCAGGGTGGAGTTGTTACAGCAACACAAGCTATATTAGATAATAAAGACCTTGTTGGAAATGCTAAAAAACACCGTTCGGCTTTAAATAAATATACCGTTGGAATTGTTAGAAGTATTTTAATGATTGGAAGATTATTCTTTAATGAAAATGTAGATGAAAACGATACAATTAATTTAGTTGACAAAGACGGTTTCTTAAATAGCGAAGAAGACCAAAAAGAAGAATATAGAAACGAAATGTCTATGGGTCTAAGAAGCAAAGTAGGTTACTTAATGAAATTCTATGGAATGAGTGAAGAAGATGCAAAAAAAGAACTTGCTTTAATCAATGAAGAAGATAGTTTAACAAGTTCAAAATTGGAGGTAGGAAATGAAGATAATTAAAATTGAAGATGGCAGGAAATTAAATGTATCATGTTTGGTTGTTGGATACTTAGAAGAAAATAAAATTGAAAAATTACAATTTGAAATACCTGAAGAATACAAAGACTTTGGTAGAAAAGCTTGTTTTAAAGCTAATGACAAGACTTTTGCAAAAAGCTTTGACAACATAACAGATAACACATTGACTTTAACAAGAGATATGACACAATATAATGAATTAGAAATGTCTATTGCTTTTTTTAAAATTGAAAATGAAGATGAAATTGTGGCTAGAACATCAATTTTGAAAATTTATATTGAAAATGCTATTATTTGTGATGATGATATCCAGCCAGACGAGCCTAAAGTTGTAATTTTAGATGAATTAATTCAAAAAGTAACTGAATTAAATGAACAAGTTACTAAAGATGAAGAAATCAGACAAAATCAAGAAACCACTAGACAACAAAATGAAAATGCAAGGGAAGAATACATAAGCAACTTAAAAGCACAAGTTGACAATGGCGACTTTGACGGTGCTGATTTTAATTACAAATGGGATGGCACTAAACTAGGTGTTAAAAATTCTAAAGAAACGGCTTATCAATTTGTTGAATTAAAAGGTGATACAGGAAACGGAATCAAAAACATCGAAAAAGTATCAACAGTAGAAAACGTAGATACTTATGCTATTCATTATACTGACGGAACTCAAACAACTTTTGATGTTACGAATGGCGAAGTTACAAAAGAACAACTAGATGAAGTAGACAGCAGGGCTAAAAAAACAAGAAACGAATTAGAACGAGTTAAAAATGATATTCTTGAAACAGGAACAGCAAGCGACAGTTTTATCAATGTTCAAGATAGTGCTTGGGCAGAATTACAAGAATTAAGTATTGAGGGTGTTTGCAAACAACAAGCAACACCTTCACCTGATTATCCACAAGAAATTAAAACAATAACGGATAGTTTGAGTGTGACTAGTAATAATGGAAAAGATGAAACAGAAGAAAATTATCTTGAAAGTGTCATAACTGCCAACCTTCCAGAAGGAGAATTTGTAGCCAAAATAGATGGCACTTATAAAGATACATTAAAGGTAGTTTATAAAGAGGACGGAAAACATCATTTAATACTAAACAAGATTATTAGTAAGACTGTTTTAAATGGAACTCAACCAATTAGCTATTCAAGAGTGATTAATGATGATAAATTTGTTGCACAATTTAATATAGGAACTGCTATCAAGTCAAGTTCAACAATGGTTTCTGATAAATTTATTTATAAGCCTAATGGTTGGACAAGTAATTCAGAAAATATTTCTACTGGTGGTTCGAATAACAATCTATTGCAAATAAAGATTTTACAATCAAGACTTGAAGAAGTTTCAAGCAATGGGCTAACCAATTGGCTATCAACACATCCTGTAGAAGTATATTATGCGTTAGAAAAACCATACGAAGTCGATTTAGGAATAGTAGATATGCCTTTATCTTATGATGAGATTACAAACATATTTACTGATAGTGATTTACTACCACAAATTAATGCAAAATATTATAGAAACTTTACTAAAACGGTTCAAAACTTACAAATAAATGAAAAGGCATTAAAACAGGAACTTATAGACATAAATAACAGATTAACAGCATTGGAAACAGCAAAAGCAAGTGAAAGCGAGGTTAATAATGATATACCAGTCGAATAATGTTTACTATTTAAAAAAGGCAAATGATTATGAAATAGCGAACTTAGAAATAAAATATAATAGTTCTAAAAAGAAAAATGTACTTGTTGTAATAGGAACAGGAGTTTATGTTTCAAGTTTAAAAGAGCCAAAAGAATACAATTTTAAAGAACTTGAAAAAAAATTATGTGAGAAAGAGTAAAATCTTTCTTTTTTTATCAAAAACTATTGACTAACTAACTAACTTATGCTATAATTAATATAGAAAGTGAGGGAGAGATATGAAAACAAGATTGATTCTTAAAGGTTCATTAAGTGAAATAATAAATAAACTTAAAGAACTACAAGAAAACAAAAAATATGTAAGAGAAGTATAAAACTTCTCTTGCTTATATATTTTTAGGAGGTGAACAAATGAAAATAAAAACATATCCTTTACAATTTACAGAGGAATATTTAAAAGAGATTGAAACAAAAGCACATGAAAGAAATATGACTATTAAAGATTTTATATTAAAGGCAATTGAAGAAAAAATGAAAAAGGAGAAATAATCATGAAATATCCTTATAAAAAAGATTGGTGGGAAACTAAAGACCATAAAAAAATTAAAATAAGTGATATGGAAACTTCACATATAGAAAATACAATTAAATTTTTAAAAAAACACCATGATTTTTATGGCGAAGAATATGAATTTTATAATTATGATAATGGCGAAATTTTTTATAATTATGATGATAATTCATATTTAGTAGATAAAAAAATAGCAGAATTACAATATGAATTAGATAAAAGAAATGAGGAATAAGAATGACGGATGAAGAAAAATGGTATATAACTATATTAAAATGGCTAGGTTCAATTTTCTTAGCTTTTATATGTTTAATAATTTTAGGGTTAATAATAAGTTGTTTTCCAAAGAAACAATATCATTATGAATATATTGATTTAGATAATAATAAAGGCGCTGCTAAAGAATGTTCATATAAATTTGAAGAAGTACGCAGTGGTGGGCAAGGTAGTCCTGTGTGTGAGTTAGAAGATGGAACAATAAAACAAGTAAAAGAATACAAATATATTTATGATGGAAAGGTTGTACCGATTAAAGAAATTTTTAAAGAGGAGAAATAAGAATATGGAAGAAGAAATAATATATTTTTATAATGTTAAAGATGGAAAATATTATCAATCAAGATATACTCACCGATGGTTGAATAATTTGCAACAACAATGTAAAAAACAAAAAGAAGTAATTGATAAAGCAAGAGAATATGTGAATAAAAATTTAATTGTATCAAGTATTTTAGATGGTAAAAAGACATATTGCTTAAATGATTATAAATTCAATTATGAAAAGTTATTAGACATATTAAAGGAGAAATAAGAATAATGAATAAAGAACTGTTAGATATAGCCGATGATTTGTCAAATAAACCAACAACTGAATTAGCATTACAAATTATGGAATTATGTGGTGAAAATTTAATTTTAGAACAACAAGTCAAAAAGCAAAAAGAAGTAATTGATAGAATACTCAATGAAACAAAAGAAACAAGAAATATATTAAATAATAATCGAGATGACAATATGTTATCAAAAAGTTGTTTATTATCTTATTTAGAAATTGTTGAAGATTTATTAGAAGAGGTATCAGAATGATTAAAAATTTGATTTTAAAAATAGCATTTTGGTGTGATAAATATTTGAAATGGCATAACTGTGAAATATTAGGTAATGATGGTTGCAGTAATTATGGAATATGCAAATATTGTGGGGCTAAATGTTTACAAGATAGTCAAGGCAATTGGTTTGAAATTTAGGAGGTGTCAGAATGAATATAGAAATTACTGATTTAGATATGATATTGAATTATCTAGAAACGACAAGTTTAGAACCACATGATGATTATTCAAGTGAATTTACATATAAAGACCAAAAAATATTATACAAATATATTAAGCAATTACAGCAAGAGAACAAACAACTAAAGGATAATTGGGATAAGTTAAAAGAATATTTTAATGAAAGAATTGAAGTTTGTGATAATAGATTATCTAGTCCATTTTGTAATTTTGAAAAAGCAACAAAAGAAAGATTAATATTCTCTCAATGTTTAGAAAAGTTAGAAGAACTAGAGCAAGGAAGGGATAATCAATGATAGAAATAAGTGGCTGTATATTGTTAATTATAATAGATATTTCCTTTGTATGTATGCTAATTGACGAATTGAAAACTAATTACGAAATAAGAAAAAGTTTAGAACAAGGAAGTGATAGTAATGAATAAAGAAGAAGTATGCTTTAAATTAATAGAATTTTATTATACAAAAAAGACAGCATTTAATAACTATGGTATGTATTTGGAAGATTTATTTGAAAAATATAATGAAATGCTAAAAAAATTAGAAGGTGATAGTAATGTTAAAGATTAATTATAAGGGTTACGAAATATCACAAGCAAGCAATAATCACGTAGTGATACGTAAAGATAATCAGGTAATGTTTCATAGTCAAAGCAATATAAAATTAAATAGAGATGAACTAAAAAATGTACTGGAATATTATTTTAAATTGAATGATTTATTAAAGAAAGTAGAGAGTGATGAGTAAATGGATGATAAAGAATATACTTACGACATTGATAAATACACAATAGGTGTAGACACAAACGGTGAAGATGGAATTGGTATGACTGTTGTAAAAATAGAAAATGGTGAGCTTTATTTTTTAGGTAATTGTTATGGTGAAAATGCTAGATGTATTGATTTATTAATAAAAGAAAATCAAGAATTAAAAAAACAACTTGAAGAATATAAAGCAATAAATAAAGTGTTATCACAAGAATTAACAAAAGATAAAATATTAAAACAAGACCATTTAACAACTTGTTGTGGAATATCGATAGTAGATATACCAAAGTTAATTACTCAACAAAAAGAGTTTATAAAGTATTTAGAAGAAAAAGAAAAACAATTTGATGGAGCAGACCCACGATTAGCAGGCGCTTGTAGTGGTATTTTACAAAAATACAAAGAAATAATAGGAGAAATTAAATGATAAATAGAAAAGATTATAGTAAAAGTAAAATTAGGAATTATCTTAATAGAAAATTATTAAAAAGACATTATATATATAAATTGGTTGGAGATAGAATTTATCAAATAGAATATCATCATTTCTATTATGTTACTTACTATGATAAGCCATCTATAAAGTCTTTAATAAGATGTTTAAAAAATAATCATTATATTATATGGGATTGTTTTGAAGATTTTGACATCGAAAATAATAAAGGTTCTAGATGTGAAGTAGTTAATGGATGCTTAGATGGATTTTTAAACTTCAAAAGAAGAAAAGAAGCAAAAAGAATATTAAATGCTAAAGTTAGATATTGGGAAAACAATATCATAAAGAAATAATAGGAGATAAAGATGAGAAACTTTCAAAAAATAGCAAATAAAATAATTAAAGTTATTGTTGAAGAATGTAATTTTGATGAAGGAAGAATAACAAACATTATAGAACAAATTGAAAATGTAAAGAAAAACAATTGCTATAAAGCACCAGAATTACAATATATTAGTTGGGATGAATTAGCAAATATATTATCACAAAATTTTATTCCTAGTAATTCAAAATGGGAAACAAAAATAATGATTATATTTAATGATTTAAGTGGAAGTGTAGAAGATTATTATCAACAAACAAGTTAGGAGATGATAAATAATGTTTTGGTTAGAACTAAGAGCAAAAATAGAAGTTATAGGAGCTTTTATAGGATTAGGTGTAGCAATATTATATATAATTTTATTAATAATAGGTCGTGATAAAAAATGAACTTCTTGTTGGGCTTAATCGTAGGAGTTATTTCAGGTGCTTTATTTATGGGAATTATTGTAGGAGGTAAAGAATGATAAATGCAATAATGTATATGATTTTAAAATATTTTATATTACCTATTATGGCAATATTATTAATAAGTATAGTTGTTGTAATTATAACGCTTATTAAAGAAAGGAAAGAAAATGAATAGTATAATAATAACATTAATAATTTGTATAACATTAATTATAATAACTGCAATAAGTGAAAAAAAATAAGGAGTGATTAAATGATAACACCACAAAGAATGAGTGAATTTGAAAAAAACAAAGTTGTTGAAATTTTTAGCAAATTAAATCAGGACTTAACATCATCAATAATTAAGAAGTTACAACAAAATGAGGATATATCTTCATTTACTAAAGCACAAATGAGAGTTCTTGCTAGGCAAGGTGGCAAAGAAGTATTTAATGAGGCTTTAAATAAGGCAAATGGGCTTTCTAGGGAGCGAAAGAAACAATTACTACAATTATTTGAAGAATTACAAAACGAGCAAATGAAAGGCTATAAAGACACTTACGAGGCTAAAGGACTAGATTATGAAATAAGTCAAGAAGTGCAAACTCTAGTTGATAGTATTTATAGAAGAACCGACAAAGATTTAAAGAATATGACTAAATCAATAGCATTTTTTAGCAAAAAAGCCTATATCAATGCTTTAGATGATTTATATACTAAAGTTGCAAGTGGTTCTTTTGATTATTCTAGTGCAATGAAAAGCACTATAAATGCACTTGCTGAAAAAGGAATAACTTTAAAAGATAAAGTGGGAAGAAATACATCTCTTGAAGTGGCTGTTAAACGCAATCTAATGACAAGTTTAACTCAAACAGCTAATGATATTGCCAAGCAAGTTGGCGATGAAATAGGGGCTAATTGTGTCGTTATAGGGCATAGTCCTACCTGTCGTCCTAGTCATCATCCCATTGATGATGTTATTATGAGTTTAAAAGAATTTAAAAAGTATGAATATCTTACTGAAGAATTTAATTGCAACCATATTGTAAATTATGATTGGCGACCTGAGTTTGACAACAAAAAGCAAAAAACTATATTTGGGAATGAACATGGAACTATTCAAGAAATAACAAAAAATTATAATGAACGACAGCAACAAAATTATTATGCAAGAGCTGTTAGAAGTAAAAAGAAAGAAATCTTATCATTAAAAGGAACAAATAATACTGATATATTGGGCAAAAAGAAAAAAGAACTAAGGAATAGTCAGATGAAATATAGGCAGTATTCTAAAAGCAAAGGTTTAGAAGTTGATTACGATAAAACTTGGGTTGCAAAATACAATAAATAATTGCAAAAACTAAATTAATGTGATATAATTAATGTAGTGGAAAAAGTGTTTTTACAATTTCCTTGCTTGTTACCTTTATAGGTAGCAACATAGCAATATTTATTGGCTTTAATTATTTTTCTTTTCTTACGCCTTTAAATTTTGTTCTGTTGGTGTCTATAAGGCACTGAAATGTGAAGAAAACACATAAAATCCTGTGTTTGTAAAGAATTAATGGCTGACATGTCAAAGTTAAGTATTGAATCTTATTTTAGAGGTAGGGAAAACGACTAATACCCTAGACAACGAGCGAAGTCGTCTACACGAAATATATGAAAACTTAATTTCTTTCGTTGGTGTTAAGTGAATAATATAGAGTAGTGGTACTACCTTTAACAGGTAGTGTACTGATGATATATAAACAATAACACCGAGTTAAAGGTTAATTGAAACACTTGGTCTAACGCAACGAATTAAACTGAGCGTGATGTTTAATTTAGAAACCTTTATATCATTAGTATAGTATCTATTAAAGATACAAAGTAAATATATAGCTGGTGTGCTAACGTTTAAAACTAGTTGTAATAGGTTCAATTCCTATTTATATTTACTATAAGCAACCTTAAATGGTTGTTTTTTTGTGTTTTTTTTGCAAAAAAAATTTAATTTTGCTTAAAAATATAAAATTAAAAAATAGCCATTTAAAAAATCAAGATTTGTTGAAAAGCAAGGGAAAATCAAGGAATTAAAAAAAAGATATGTTAAAGATATGAAAAACATATGAATAACATATGGAAAATGAAAATAGAAATATATATTATTTATTATTATTTTATTATTATTAATTATTTATATTATAATTTATATTATTCTTATATTACTCTTAATTTTGTGTATTTGATTTTTTTTAGTAAATATGGTATACTCTATTCAGGTAGATAATATACCATGATTATCACATCGTAAAAGTGAAACTTTTCTAAAATTCAAAGAGATGAAAAACTCGTATAAAATCGTATGGAGGGAAGAAAATGAATAGAAAGTTTTTAGAAGAATTACTTAATGTTGTTGAAGATGAAACAAAAAAAAAAGAAATTGTCGATACTTTAATGGCAAAAAATGGTGAACTAATTGAAAGCCATAAAACTGAGGTAGCCACACTGAAAAACGACTTAAAAGTAAAAGATGGTGTCGTTAATAATTTGAACGAAAAGATAAAAGAGTTAGAAGAAATCGATGTCGAGGCTATCAAGCAAGAGCAATACGATTTAGGAAAAGCCGAGGGAAGTAAGGAAGTGGAAACTTTCAAAAAGTCTATTGCGTTAGATAAAGCATTAACAAACTCTAAAGCAAAAGATATTAAATTGCTAGAGAAACTTCTAGATAGCGAAAAACTAACTTATGAAGAAAAAGATGGCAATTATGTTGTTGGCGGTTTAGATGAACAATTAAAGAGTATTAAAACTACTCATGATTATTTATTTGAACAAGAAAACAAGCAACAAAATGGTTTCAATTTAGGTGGCGACCATCAAAATAAAGCCCCTGAAAATGAAGCACAAGATTTAGCAGGTGCTTTAAGAGAAAAATACGGTAATTAAAAAGGAGCGATAAAAAATGGCTATAACATTAGCAGAAGCAAAAGTTGGTATGGCTGATAAGGTAGACCAAAAAGTAGTTGATACTTTCCGTAGAAGTTCATTATTATTAGACAAAATGGTATTTGATAATGCAATTTCTCCAGGAACTGGTGGTTCTACATTAACTTATGGTTATATCCAATTAAAAACGCCTTCTACTGCAGCAGTAAGAGAAATAAATAGCGAATATACTGCAGGAGAAGCAAAAAGAGAAGAAAAAACTACAAAGGCAGTTGTAATGGGTGGTAAATTTCAAATTGACCGTGTACTTATTGGTACATCTGGAGCAGTTGATGAATTAGCATTCCAAACTGAGCAAAAAGTAAAAGCAACTTCAAATTACTTTAATAATTTAGTTATTAACGGTAATAAAGCAAGCGCTGGAACAGGTGTATTAAATACATTTGATGGACTAGATAAATTATTAACTGGTACTGAAACTGAGATTACATCTGCAGTTGATGTATCAACAGACGCATTAATGGGTTCTAATTATAACGCATTACTTGATGAAGTAGATGGTTTCTTATCTGCATTAGATGGAAAACCAACAATGCTATTAATGAACAATAAAATGCTTGCAAAAATGAGAAGTGCTGCAAGACGTGCAGGATATTATGGTAGAAGTAGAGATGATTTCGGTAGAATGGTTGAAACTTACAATGATATTCCTATGTATGATATGGGTAAATATTACAATGGTACTAGTACTGTTGATATTATACCTGAAACTGCAGCAACTACAACTGCAGAAGGAAAAACTGATATTTATGCAGTAACAATTGGATTAGATGGTTTCCACGGAGTAAGCCCAACTGGTTCAAAAGTAATCAATTCATATATGCCTGATTTAAACGAACCAGGAGCAGTAAAAGATGGAGAAGTAGAACTTATTGCTGGTGTTGCATTAAAGAACACTAACAAAGCAGGAGTTCTAAGAGGAATTAAGATTAGTCCTAAAACTACTGCATAATGGGAGGTTATTATGGCTAAGATAAAAGATTTAAGCAATAATAAAATAATTGAAGTCAAGGATAAAGAAAGAATTGAAAAATTACTTGGATATCCTGACAAATTTGAATTGGTTGAAGAAGTAAAACCAAAGAAAACTGAAACTAAAGAAAAATAAAATAAAAGGAGAGGTTTAATATGATAAATTACGCCGATTATGATTTTTACGCAAATGAATATAAGGGCAGTTTGTCTATTGACCTCTTTAATTCTTTAATAATAAAAGCAAGCCGAGAAATTGATAAGAATGTAAATAAAGATTTAACTGAAACTAACATTAAAAGATTGACTGAAAGAGAACAATGGCAACTAAAATATGTTGCTTGTGAACTTTGTGATTTTCTTAAAAATAGTGGTGGAAATAGTGGCAAATATAGTTTCGGTGCGGATAGTATTTCAATAGATGGTGTTAGTATTAGCAAAGGTTCTAATATAAAGAGTGAAAACCAAATAAACAAAGATAAAAAAAGTATATTAGGAGAACTTCCTTTAAGCTTGATAAGGTATCTATAATGGATGATTTATTACAAGATATAACAATTTATCATAAAGAGGGAACTCAATATGTTAGATATCCTAAAATTGCTAGTGTTAGAAATACATCTTATTTGAATAGAAATAAGACAGGCGTACAAACCACAGACAATGCTCTTATAAGGGTATTTGACACAAAAGGGTATAATAATACTTGGAAGTGTCAAAAAGGCGATATAATAGTGTCTAAAAAGATTTTAGACGATATTATAAAAGCCCCACTTACTGAATTAAGAGAAAAGTACGGAAAAGATTATGTATATGAGGTTAGTTCTATTGATATATTTGATTTTGATAATGAAGATTTACAAGAACTTAATCACATAAAAATAGGTGCTAGATAATGGCTGATAAGTTAAGAGTAGAATTTCCACAAGGAAAGATTTATGTATCTGATAAAAATGGCAAGGCTTATATAGAATACAATAAGAGTTATGTTAATAAATTTAACACTAACTTAAATAAAGAACAAGTGTTTTTAGATAATAAAGTAATAATGTATTTGCAAGAATATGTATCAAAGAAAAGTGGAACGCAAGAAAAATCAATAAGATTAGCAAGTGAAGCAGGAAGTGGATATGTAACTATTGGAGTACCTTATGCTGAAATACAAGCGTATTCTAAACGAATTAAAAAACGTGTTGGTAAAAGAGGAACTTATCCTTTTGAAAGAATGAAAGCCGATAAAAAAGATACAATTTTAAAACAAGTTGAAGCATATTCTAGGAGGCTAAATAAATGATAAATAAAAGTCAAGATTATATAATAAATCAATGGTTAAAAGAATATGAGCCAATTAACGAAATTGCTCAAACTGAAGATATACATATTGAGGGTGTTAGTGAAACAGTTAAAAATTTAGCATTACAAAGAACAGGCTTTGAAAATTTAGGTATGAAATATATTACCGATAAAGGATGGTATAGACAATATCAATATATGCTTTTATTAAAAAGTGAGAGTGAAATAGATGAACAAAAGTTGACTAATTACGACTGGCTAGATGGTTTAAGTGATTGGTTGGCTCTTAAAAATTCTAAAAGGGAATTTCCTATTTTAGGAGATAATAAAAAAGTAATAAAAGTTAGTTGTGCCAATGCTTTGAATTATGAACAAAGTGAAGATGGTTCGATTAGCGTATATTATTTACAATTATATGTTGATATCAGAAAGGAGAATTAATTATGCAAGATATTATGGTTTATGATGAAGCCCATTATTTTGATGTTGGTACAAGTGAAGCACCTGATATTGAACTAGGTGGTGTTATTACTGAAATGACTGAAAGCAGTAATCCCACTGAACAAGAAAAGCAATATATTCATCAAAAATCAAAGATAACTAAAACAACTGGCTATTCAAATGAATTCCCAATAACAATGGATATGGTTAAAGGAGATAAAGTTTTTGAAAACTTTTATGAAAAATTTTATCAAAGAAAAACTGGAAATGATTTAAACATTGACCATTATATAGTAAATTTATGGGAAAAAGAAACAACAGGGAACACTTATAAGGCAAGAAAAATAACTCAAACAGTATCAATAACTGAATGCAATGGTGCTGCTGGAGAGCAAAAACAAATCACAGGTTCTTTAAAAGGTGGGGACTTTGTGTATGGTACTTTCGATACAAGTACAAAAACATTTACACCTAATGCTTAAATAAAAGAAAACGAGGATAATTTATGAATAATAGAGTATTAAATATTAATGATATAGAAAATAGTATAGAGATATTTGGAAATGAATTTGAATTAGAGTTTAGTGAGAATTATATAAATAAGTTAAAAAGTATAGATGTTAATAAAATAAGAGAAAATAATGTATTTGAACAATTAAAAGAATTAATGAATTTAATTTTAAATGATAAAGAAGCATATAAAAAAATTTCAAAAAGTTATGAAGAACAAAAGGGAAAAGAGTTTGGCTTACAAGCATTTATAAGAGTTTATGAGTTTATATTCAATGAGTATGCAAATGAGATGAATAATTTAACAAATAAAACAAATGGAATGTTTACAAGACCACAAAACAGAGAGCAAAGAAGAAATAATAATAGAAATAATTATAGAGGAAATAAATATAGGAGATATTAGAAATGTTAAAAGGAATGTATAGTAAATTACCTCGTTCAATTAAAATAAAAAATGAGAGATTTATTATAAATACAGACTTTCGTATATTTATAAACTTTGAAGAAGAAATGACGCAGGGAATAGATACGAAAAAGGCAGTTAACAATGCTTTACAAAGTTTCTACCCTGCTTTTTATTTAATCATACAAAAAGGCCTTATCAATGAGGCAGTAGATAAGTTTATTTGGTTTTATAAATGTGGCAAAACTGATGAGGTATCTAAAAATGGAAAAGGGAAAGCAAAAAAAGAAAGTTTTAGGTATTCTTATGATGATTTGTACATTTGGGGGACTTATAAACAACTAGGATATGATTTAACAAAAGATTATATCCATTGGTGGGAATTTAGAGCAATATGGCTTACTATACCTGATAATTTTGAATTTAGTAAAATAAAAGGATATAGGGCTTATGATGGCAAAGATAAAGACATATTAGAATTAAAAGAGCATTATAAATTGCCACCAAACAAAAAAGAAATACAAGACCAAATAAGAAGAAATGAAATATACGAGGCTTTAAAATAATCTCTCAAAAGAAAGAGAGGTTAAAAAATGGCGATAGCAGGTTCGTTAACATACGATACCAAATTAGATACAAAAGGATTCCAAAGTGGTTTAAATAAAATAGGTGGAATTGCTAAAGGCGTAGCGGTTGGAGTAGGTGCTTCAATAACAGCAATTGGAACTGGACTAAGTGCTTTAGTAAAAAGTGCTGTTGATAATTATGCAGAATATGAACAATTAGTTGGTGGCGTAGACACTTTATTTAAAGAAAGTTCACAAAAATTGCAAGGATATGCTGCAGAAGCATACAAAACAGCTCAAATAAGTGCGAATGAATATATGAATACAGTTACTTCATTTAGTGCAAGTTTGTTGCAATCATTAGGTGGAGATACCGATAAAGCAGCCGACTATGCTAACAGAGCGATAATTGATATGTCAGATAATGCTAATAAAATGGGTACATCAATGGAGATGATACAAAACGCATATCAAGGATTTGCTAAACAAAATTACACGATAAATTTAATGTCGGCTTAATTAGTAATAATTAAGTCAGTGGATGTGAACCTTACTAGGGGTGTGAGATTAAAATATAAGTAGGAAATGACTTATTGAGATAATCTTGCTAACTGGGGAAACCTAAAGCCATAAAGGTATGGTTATCCAGTGCCAAACCTATGAAAATAGGAAGGTCAAACGACTATTGGTTCGTTACCAAGTACAATATCTATTAGTACGATATTGGAAGTGCATCCTAACTCAAATTAACAATGTCTAACTTGTAAAAGTTTCGTTTATATGTTATAATTTTAACAGGAGGTAATATATGGAAACTTTTATAAAGATAGAAAATTATAATAATTATTCAATAAGCAATTTAGGGAATGTAAGAAACGATAAAACAGGCAGAATATTAAAACCTTATATAAAGCCAAGTGGTTATAAACAAGTTCAATTAGGAAGAAAAACAATTCCACAATATATACATAGATTAGTAGCAATAGCATTTATTCCTAATATTGAAAACAAGCCACAGGTAAACCATATAAATGGTAATAAAGGTGATAATAGAGTAGAAAATCTTGAATGGGTAACTGCTAGTGAAAATGATTTAGCATATGGTTATACTTCAAGAATTGAAAATAGAAAAAAGAAAATAATTGCTACCAATAAAAATGGTGAAACAATTATATTTAATTCAAGAAATGAAACTGCAAAACATTTCAAATGTGATAAAAGCCAAATTGTTTATGGAAAATATTATAAAAAAGGAAATAAAAAGAATTGGAAATTTGAGTTAATGATATAGTCTAAACCCACTCTTAAATGAGTGTTAAAGTACTAGGAAACTAGGGGTAGAAATTGGTTAGATAATTTAAAACTTGGTTATGGTGGTACAAAAGAAGAAATGGAGCGTTTAATAACAGACGCTTCACAAATGACTGATATACAAGAAGAATTGAATTTAACGGTAGAAGATGGCAATTTATCTTTTGCAAATATAGTTAATGCTATTTCTGTAATGCAAAAGAGTTTAGATATTGCGGGCACTTCTGCTAAAGAAGCTTCAACAACTATTGAAGGTTCAACTAATATGATGAAAGCATCTTGGGATAATCTTGTAACAGGAATTGCTGATGATAATGCTGACTTTGATAAGTTAATTGATAATTTTGTTGAAAGTGCTGGAGCAATGTTTGACAATTTATTACCCAGAATTTTAATCGCTATTGAAGGTATTGGAGAACTAATACCAAAATTAGGAGAAATATTATTAGAACACTTACCTGAAATAATGGAAGCAGGGCAAAATATTATAAATGGTTTAATGCAAGCAATAGTTAGTGCATTGCCTACTTTGATAACAACTGGGACACAAATATTACAATCATTATTAAATGGCATAATACAATATTTACCACAAATAATGCCTATTGTAATTCAAGTAATATTAAGTTTGGTTAACTTTATAACTCAAAATTTACCAACTATATTACAGGCAGGAATTACAATATTATTAGAATTAGCAAAAGGTATAACAGAAGCTATTCCCAATTTAATACCAGCGATTGTACAATGTATAAAAACTATGCTAACAACATTAATAGAACATTTACCAGATATAATAATGGCTGGTATTGATTTATTGTTAGCATTAGCAGAAGGAATATTAGATGCTTTGCCTGACTTGATTGCAATAATTCCAGATTTAATAATTGCATTAGTAACAAAATTATTAAGTCCAGAAATGCTTTTAAAATTGGCAAGCGTAGGTCCAAAATTAATGATTGCATTAGCAAAAGCTTTAATAAATAATATTCCAAATTTAATAATGGCTGTTCCTAAAATAATAATAGGATTATTTAATGGATTTAGAAATACAATAACAAATACAAATTGGTTGCAACTTGGCAAAAATGTTTTAAATGGAATTTTAAGTGGTATAACCAGTATGGGAAGTGCAATAAAAAATGCTGCTAAAAAAGTTGTTAATTCTATTAAAGATAATATAAAATCTTTTTTTGGAATACATAGCCCTTCAAAAGTTATGCGTGATGAAATCGGTAAAAATTTAATTTTAGGCGTTGGTGTGGCATTTGAAAAAGATGATGATTTAATAGATAAACAAATAAGTGATTTTGGCGATGATGTTTACAAAAAAATGCGAGGAGCAGTTAATATGGAAACTGGCAAAATGGCATTTAGTGGTACTGCTGGAAGCGTTAGCCAAATATTATCAAGCAATGCAACTTTTGATGGAAATTTTGTAGTTAAAGCAGAAGTTGAAGAGGGAACATTGTTTGAGGCGCAGCAAAGAATTGCAAGACAAAAGAATTTGCAAACAGGATTTGGAGGTTAGTTATGACTTTATTAAGAAAAAAGAAAACTGATGGGACATATTTTGATTTTGATAAAATTTTGCGAAAAGGTTATGAAATTGATGAACAAGAGAATGAAATTGCTAAAAAGCAAATGGCAAATGGCAAACGAAAAAAGATTGTTACATCTTATGTCGATTGTGAAATTAATATAAATATTGGTTTGTGGGATAATGTAACTTATCAAAAGTATAAACCATATTTAAATGATGGAGAATATCAATATTGGAGTTATAGAGATAATAAAATGAAGAATGCTAATTTTATAATAACATTGCCTCCAATTTCTACTGAATATGCTTATGATAATGATATAGGAATTGAAGATTTATCTATTAAATTAGAAAAGAGTAGTGATGTATCATGATTAAAAATGTACCGAGCACTTTTAAAGCTAACTGTAAAAAAGATAGTGTTAAATATAGAGAATATATTGTAATTGATAATAAAGAAGTTGATATTAAGGGTGATTTAAGTGATACTGCTTATAAAGATACTACTTTTTTTGGCAAATTTAATCTTAAAATGTTAAAGTTTGAAACCGAAAATGATATTGATTATAAAAAGAAAGAATTTATATATTATAAAGAAGTTGATGGAGAGGCATTAAAAATAGGTACATTTATTGTAACGGAAGTGAAAGATAGTGATACTTTTGAAAGTGTAAACGTAACTGCTTATGATTATGGACTTAAATTTGCTAATCCTTATGTAACTTCATTAGATTATTCAAATACAACTTTATTTCAAGTAATTCAAGAAATATGTACGAATTGTGAAGTGGAATTAGAAAATACTTCACTTCCAAATGGTACATTTATAGTTGATAGCAATCAGTTTGTAAATGGAGAACAATATGGAGATGTAGTAGCACAAGCAAGTGGTATTAATGGAATGTTTGCAACAATAAATTCAAATGATAAGTTAGAGTTTATATTTACAAATGAGACAAATGAAATTATAGAAGATTATGTTGAATTAGATGATAAAAGAGACACATGGCCTATAACAAGTGTTTTAGTAGCAACAAGTGAAGATTTAGAGACTGCTGGGGCAGTTATGAAAGACGAAAATTTAATAGCGCAATATGGAGAACATTGGCTTAAAATATATTCTTATGGATTTGCTTATTCTACTGAGAAGTGTCAGCAATTGGTTAATGCAATATTTAACCAAGTAAAAGGACTTGCTTATAGTTCTTTTAAAAGTGAATATTCATTTTTACCATATTTGAGTTTAGGCGATAAAATACAATTTAGAAATAAAAAAGGAGAACTAATAAATAGCCTAATACTTAGGTATGAGACAAGCTATGATGAAATCACGTTTGAAGCTCCTAGCATAATAAATGCAAGTATTGATTATACTTTACCAGAAACTACAGAACAGAAAGTTAATAAAGTTGGAATTAAAGTAGACCAAGCTGAGAAAGAAATAGAGCTTTTAAACAAAAAAGTAGTAGACATTTCAACTACAGTTACGGGTTATGGCAGTGTAAATATAATAAATGCAAGTTTGAGCAAACCTTACAATATAACATTAACAGGAAATATCGACTATCCAGTTGTTGGCACAAAAAATAAAAAAAATTTAGTAGTTGGTAATTTTAAAGTTGATAGCCCTGTTTTAGAGTTGTACATAAATGATGAACTAAAACAAAGTTACAGTCTCCCAATAAATCATTTATATAGTTATAATGGTAAAAAAGATGAATTACAAATTAATTATAATAAATGCACATTTATTGAAAAAATTGGTGTAGACAATAGCGGCTCAAAATATGTATTAGAAAGCCCTATTATACACGATTTAGGTGAAATAGACATAGAAATACCTGATGGAGAAAGTACACTAAAAATAAGAAATTTAAATATATCAATAACATATCTAAACAAAAATGAATATACCAATCAACTTGCTACTCAAGTAGAGGTAACAAACGAAATAAAAGTAGCAAGTGATGAAATTTTAATACAAAGTAAATCAGAAATATTGGATAATGGTGACGCACTTATAGCTAGTATAAACACAACATCAACTGGTAATGTTAAAATTAAAGCAAGTGATACTATAGCGTTGGAAGGTACTACCACTGTAGGAGATAAGATTAAATTCAATTTGGATGGTTCAATAACAGCACAAGATTTGCGATTATTGGATGGTGGTAGAGTAATCGGTGGCGATGGACTACTGACTAATTTACAATTTATATCAGTTGGAGAACTAGACAGTGGTTTTACTTTTGTGGGTTTTAAGGAAATAGATTATTATTCACAATACGGTTATGCAGATTGCATTGTTGACGCATTTATTCCAGCTAATTTCACAGTAACAAGTGCATATATTACAATATATATTAGTTCAGAAGAAGTGTTCAATGCTAACAATGAGTCTGTTGGGAATGGTTATCCTAAACAATTAAAATTGTATAAAGGTAATTATAATGAGATAACAAATTATTATGTTGCACCTAGTGCTGGAATATTACAACATTATGAGCCGCTATCAGGAGAAGAAATAGTAAACGCAATTAATAATCAGGCTTCATATACACCTAGTATAATGCCAGGATATATTACAACAGTAAAAACAATTAATTTAAAAGAATCCTTGCTAGCTGGAAGAAATGTATTTATTCTACGCACATCATTGGACAGGCCTGCTTCACCTGAATCGACAGGAAATTCCACGCAACCATACTTGAACACAGGGATTGGGAAAATGGTACTAGATATAATTGGTTATATGAAAACAGAAGAAAATTAAGTCAAAAGGAGGAATGAAAAAATGGCTAAAGATTATCAAAAAACAGAATGGAAAGATGGTGAAACAATTGTAAATGAAACAAATATGAAAAATATTGAAAATGGAATATACTTAAATAGAGAATTATTAAATGCTCTTTTACCAATAAATAAAGTGGAACTATTTTATGATGATTTAGACCATTCTAATTATTTTGGGTATACTTGGGAATTAATTTCGCAAGGCCGCATACCTATAGGATTGGATGCGAACGATACAGACTTCAATGAGATTGGTAAAATTGGCGGAGAAAAGAAACATAAATTGTCAAAAGAAGAATTGCCTCCGACATATATATATCCAAACGAGGGTAACAATGATCCTATTACTGGCGGTTATGAACCAACTGCAGGTACTAATTACTACTCATTAAAAACAGGAGTAACTAATAGCAATAGTCCCAAACTAACTGCTAATAATCCAGCAATGCATACACCTTTAGCACATAACAATATGCCACCATATATTGTTATGGCTTATTGGAAAAGAGTTGCATAAATTGAAAAAATATGAAAACTATGATATTATAATAAAAAAGGAGACAAAAATATGAAGAAGAAAATAGAAAAAATAAAAACCATATCAAAATACTTGCTTAATATACTTACAATTGTCAACGCATTAATCATTGGAATTGCTCCAATTTGGAATGTTAATGCTGACAAAATTACAAACACAATATCAGTTGTAATAGCAGTAATTTCTACATATTTATTAGGAAATAAAGTTATAAAGGAGATGAAATAATATGTTAAAAGGAATTGATATTAGTAAATGGCAAAACGGAATTGATATAGGAGCTACTGAAGTAGACTTTGTTATTTGTAAAGCAACAGAAGGAATCGGATATACAGACCCATGCTGCGATAAATTTTATCAAGCTGCTAAAAGTTGTGGCAAAAAATTAGGAGTATATCACTTTGCTAGACCAGATTTAGGAAACAGTGCAGAAGCAGAAGCTGATTGGTTTGTTAGTCAAATACAAGGTTATATTAAAGAAGCTATGTTGGTTTTAGATTGGGAAAGTGGTAATTTAAATAATCCTGCATGGGTAAAAGATTTTTGTGATAGAGTTTATTCTAAAACAGGAGTTAAGCCAGTCGTATATATGAGTGCAAGCCCAGCTAATAGTTATGATTGGAGTCCAGTTGTAGCTGGAGATTATGGATTATGGATTGCAAGCTATGGTAAAAATACAGGAGAAGCAGGAGTTAAACCTTCATGTGGTAAATGGCCATTCTATTGTTTATGGCAATATACTTCAAAGGGAAGAGTAAATGGATATAGCGGAGATATTGATATGAATTATTTCTATGGTGATAGTTCAGCTTGGGATAAATATGCAGGAGGCAGTCCAAGTGTTACACCAAGCCAACCAACACCAACAACAGTGCCTAGTAAGCCAGCTCAAACAACAATTACATATACAGTAAAAAAAGGTGATACTTTAAGTGGTATTGCTAGTAGATATGGAACTACTTACCAAGAGTTAGCAAAAATAAACGGTATTTCAGACCCTAATAAAATTTATCCAGGACAAGTTTTGACTATCAATGGTAATGCTACTTCTTCATCAAATGTAATAACTTATACTGTTAAAAAGGGAGATACATTATCAGGAATAGCTGCTAGATATGGAACTACATATCAAAAAATTGCCAAAGACAATGGTATTAGTAATCCTAATAAAATCTATCCAGGACAAGTATTAAAAATTTATTAATAAGGAAATTATTATGGGATTAACAATAGCACTAGCGCTATCAATACTTGGCTCTGTGATATCAGTATGTAGTTTTGCACTGAATAGAAAAGATAAATCAACTAAGGATAGTGGAGATACTAGTTATAGACAAGGACAAATTGATATGCAATTAAAAACTATACTAGGTAAGCTTGAAAAAATAGAGGCTAAATTAGATACTTATGACAAAGAAATAGATGAAAAAATTGAAATTGCTTTAAAACATCATGTAAAAGAATATCATAATAAAGGAGAATAACATGGGGCTTAAAGAGGAAGTGTTAGAAATGAAAAAGGAAGTACAAGAAATTCAAGAACAAAGTTTTGCAATGGAACTTTTAAAAGACCAAAAGAAACAAAATAAAAGACAATTTATAACAATATTAGTCATTTTAGGAATGTGGTTTGCTACTATTGGATACTTGGTGTATGTTCTTAATGACATAGGCACTGAAACAACAACTCAAGAAGTTACAGATATTGATAGTGTTGATGGAAATATTGTAAATAAAGGCGATATTAATGGGTAAGATTAAGCAAACATACAAAATTAAATATCGTAAATCTAAAACAAAAAAAGATAGCAAAGGTCGAAGAAGATGTAAGACTTGTGGCAAATTCATGGGGCATAAATAATGTTTGAGCTAACAAAAACAGATTATCTTAAAATAGTAGATGAGGCAATGCTTAATGAAGAATATGCAAAACTACTTGAAATGAAAATAAAAGGGTATACAAGAACTAAAATGGCTATGGAACTTAACGTATCAGAACCAACACTTGATGTTATGATTAAAAAACTTAAGAAAAAAATAAAAAAAATATTATAAAAATCGTAAAAGAACTCAATAAAAACGAGTTCTTTTTTTATTGTAAAATTAAATTGTAAACAAGGAATAACCTTGATTTGCGAAAGGAGGAGAATTTTAAATGAAAAGTGATAAAGAACACGATTTGTTTATTATTCTCCTTTTATTTTGCTAGAAAGGAAACAAAAATATGAAAGAAAAAGATTATGAAAAATTATTTGAAGATTTAAAAAACAAAGAAAATTATGAACTACACGATGGTTGGGTTTTAATTATTGTACTTTTACTATATTTTGGTTTTGAAAATAGAGAAAAAGAGCCAAAAACAATTGTAAATATTAATTTAGAGGGCAGTGATGTAAATGTATAATCCATACAACAACCAAATGTATATGCAAGATTTACAAGGTTTAAGAGATAGAATTGATAGACAAATGCAAATGGCTAATCAAAATCAGCCACAGGCAACGCCCATCACCCAAAACTTCCAACTTGCACCAAATCAAAATAACGGAATTAAATATGTTAATTCAATAGAAGATGTACGAAAAGAGCTTGTTTTTGCAGATACATTATTTGTAAATAAAGAATACACTCAATTATGGGTCAAAAACGCCTCAGGAGAAGTGAAAACATACGAGTTAAAGGGAATTATCGAGTTAGATGAAAAAGACCGTAAAATAGCCGATTTAGAGGCTAAAATCAATATGCTAGTAAAGGAGAAAGAAAATGAACAATATGTTAATGAAAATGCTAATGGGACAACTTCAAGCAAGAAATCCACAAATGGCAAGTCAAATAAATCAAGCAATGAATAGTGGGACTGACCCCCAAGCGTTAATGAGACAGATGATGGGAAATATGGATAATTCCCAAATGCAACAAGTTTTAGGACAAGCAAAGAATATGGGTGTTCCTGATAATATTCTTAATCAAATTCAAAATATGAAATAGGTATAATCACTAAAATAGTGTTTATATAAACAATTTATTGAAAGGAGGTGTTATATATGGAAGCAATGCAAACTGCTGGAATAGTACCTACTATGGATTATTCAAGAAATGGATATGGCGATAGTGAATGGTTTTGGATAGTAATTTTACTTTTTGCTTTTTGGGGAAATGGATTTAATAGAAACAATGGATTAGAAACTGATATAGATACACGTTTCTTAGAAAGAGATGTATTTAATACTAACCAAAACGTTTCTACTACTGGATGTCAAACTCAAAGAGATGTTCTTGAAACTAAATATGATTTAGGAACACAGGTACTAGAAAATAGATTTAATTGTAGTCAAAATGCTTGTGAAACTCAAAAAGAAGTTTTACAAAACAGATATGATAATGCTTTACAAACTCAAACATTATCTAGCCAAATTGCACAATGTTGCTGTGATTTAAGAGCAGAAAGTTTAGCAAATACTCAAAAAGTAATTGATTTAATTCAACAAGATAAAATTGACCAATTACGTGACCAAGTATTTACAACTAATCAAGCACTTAATAACACAAATTTGGCTAATCAAATCGTTAATTCAATAATTCCAAGACCAGCTCCTGCTTACCCAAGCTGTAGTCCGTTTGTACCATCAACTTATGGATATAATGGATGTGGTTGTGGAAACACTACAATAATTTAAGCATAAGCCTATTTAGGAACTCTTTTTAAGAGAATTGCAACCAATTTCCTGATAACAGGAAAATGATAGAAGATAGGCTAATAACCTATCTTTTTTAAAAAAAATAATGGAGAAATATTTGGTTATTTTTCCAAAAAAATGTGAGAAATCACAAAAACACAAAAAATAATTAAAAAATTATTTAAAATTTTAGAAAGGAATGATAAATATATGATAAATAGTGTACAAGAAACTGCTTTAACTTTAGATAGCAACACTTCTAACATCCCTTTTGCTAGTGATGTTGTTAGAACAAGAAGTGCTAACTGCTGTGGTTTTCTTAACCATAGTGTGGGAGGAACTCAATATCAAATAACGAATGCTGGTATTTACGAAATTATGTTTAACACAAATGTAACTTCTGCTACTGTTGGTGCTACTGCTCTAGGTATTAAAGCAAATGGCGAATTATTAAGTGGAACAGAAATGGATTATACTGTTACTACTGCCAATATATATGGTAATGTATCTGCTAATAGACTTTATAGAGTTTGTGGTAATGGTTCAGTAACTATTACAGTTGGTTCTCTACCTACTAGTGGTGCTACTGCAACTCAAATACCTGCTATTAAGAATGCTTCATTAATTATTAAAAAAATTGCCTAGATGAATAATGAAACTAAAATGCCATGGAATTATGATATTTTAAATATCATTTCCATAGCAAGTTATTTATTATCAATTCAAAACTTGCAACTAAACCAGCAAGACTTATCCAACAATCATCTTGAAGAGCATTTATTAAAACAAGATGAAATATTGCATAAGCAAAATGAAGAATATTTAAGTAAAATAATTGAACAAAACGAGAAAATTATAAAGCTTCTGAAAGGAGGTAAAAATGAAGATTAAAAAGATGCTTGAAGTCATAATTGATAAAGGAAAAACCGAAGATATGTATAAGCTAAATGATATGTTAGACGAACTTATTTGCGATTTAAAAGAAAAACAGCCAAAATTATATAAAGAATACAAGATGAAATTAATGGGTATGGCTTATGATTATAAGTTTGATGAAGATATGGCTATAGAAATTGTTAATAATATGAAACCACTTGGAGAATATTGGGATTATGAGACTACTTCTAAAGTCAAAAGAGATTATGATATAAATGCTACTGACTGTGATTTTTATGTAGTTATGAACAGCCTTGTAAATGATTATAACAAAATTATTGACAAAGAAGATGCAGAAACTTATGTAAAAATGGCAAATGCCTTTATTAATGATGACGACGCAAAGAAAGACAAAATTTGGATTTACTTTACTAAAATTCCAAAAGAAGATTAATTTCTTCTTTAAATGGGCGAATATTCAAGTGGCTAAAGAAGTGGAACTGCAACTTCCATATCGTGAGTTCAAATCTCACTTCGCCCTCCAAATTGATTTTTAATGATAAATATGTTATAATCAAATAGACACTAGAAAACCCCTAGTGATTAAGGAAAATTATCTACTCCTATTCTTGTTTTCATTTTCAGATAATTTTCTTTATTTTTTTCTTGACATGTTACTCAATATGGGTTATATTAGTATTGTAAGGAGGAGATAAAATGAATGAAATAGAAAAGATAAAACAAGAATTAAATGTTCTAGCTGAAAAAGACTTTTACCTCGAGATGGTTGATAGATGGGAAGAAAGGCATTATAAGTTGAGTCAAGAATACCATAAAGGCATTAAAGAGTTAATTAAAGAACTAGAAGAATATGGAATTACAACAGAATATAATTTAGGATACGAATTTGAATATAGGAGGATATAAAAATGAAAAAAATAAGACTAAAAAAATGGGTGAAATACTTAATGCTATTTATCATTGATTTAATAGTAATACTAAATTTGCCAAATTTAATGAAGAAAATAGTCACAATAAATGATTATAGGCAGAATATATTAATTTTATTTATAATATTGTTTAGCAATATTTTATTAATATGCAAAATAGAAAAGGATTTGTAATTTATGGTTAGTAAATTGAAACAGTATAGGATTGAAAATAGATATACACAACAGCAAATGGCTGATTTATTAAATATATCCCTGAGAGCATATAGAAATTACGAGTATGGTAAAAGACAAATGCCCTATAAAATTTTATCAAAATTTCTTTACATAAGAAATGACAGTCAAGACAGAGAATTGTCAAGGATACTAAAAGAATGTGAAACAAAAGAATAATTTATTCAGAAAGGGGAATAAAGCTAAAATCAAAAAAATGAAATAAAGCTTTTAATATAAAATATGGAAAAAGAAATATTAGAACTGATAAATGGTTCCAACACAATAAACTTAAAAAATAATGATAAAAAAATAAAAGATTTTTTTAGAGAGATGAAAAGAGAAAATAGTCAAATGGTTAAAGCAAATATTAGATTGATTGACAAAAACAAATATTTAGTTGAAGATATTAAAATATTATCTAATTTTATTAGCAGATATTTAGAAAAACAAATTATTGATGAAGATGTAAAAAGAATTTTAAACGATTATAGGGAGTAAGAAATGGTAAAATATATATTAAAGCATAAAACAAATGGAGCTTTTTTAAAGAAATATAAAGCATTAAATTACCATCATTATGTGCGAAATATACTTGACGCAACAAAATTTGATAAACAGCAAGCAAATATTCAATTAAAAAAATTTAAACATCCTGAAAATTGGGAAATTGTTAAAGAAGGAGTTAATAAACATGAATAATTGGTTAAAATTAGCAGTTATAATGCTATATGTTGGTTTTTTTTTAATTATATTGAGTTTTTTTATAGGCATTTTAGACGCACTACATGAAAAAGAATGCTACGAATTGCCACTAAACGAATTTTATAATAACATTTCGTGTAAACCTTATAGAGGAGGCAAATAATAGATGAAAGATAAATATTTAATAGGGCTAGCAAATCTAGTTAATGGTTCAATGCTAGGATATGAAGATAAAAGAAATATAGAAGAGTATAAAAAATGGATAACAGACTATGTTAAGAGTTTGGAAAATAAAGAAGTAGTAATAAGGCAAAATGAAAATTGCGTAGTTAGGTATCCAGCAAAATAATATATATAATATATTAAAAAAGTATTGTAAAAGTATATAAAATATGCTACAATTTTAATTGTAAGGAGGTAGAAAATGAAAGACACAATAATCTTTAAAGTTAGTTGTGAACTCAAAGAGCAATTACAAAAAGAGGCAAAAGAAAGAGATATGTCGCTAAGTTCTTATTTAAAGTCAATTATTGCTGAAAGGAAAAAATAAGATGACACTTGAAGAAGTTAAGCAAAAATTAAAGGCGTTTGATAAATATACTTTTGAAGAAGATACTCATACTTATTATTGTAATGGCAAAAGAGTTGGGATTGGCGTTACTACACTTATTGGACTTTATGCTAATAAATTTGATGAGCAAAAAGTTGCTGAAATGGTAGCACAAAAACAAAATAAGGAAGTTTCTAAAATACTTGAAGAATGGCATTATAAACGTGATTTTAGTTGTGAAAAAGGTACAACAATACATGAATACACTCAGTCATTATTTAGTGGTGAAGAATGGTATTTAAGACCTTTTGATAACTCAAAAGAATATCTTGAAGTAGTTGAAAAAATAAAACATCATTCATTGAATTATTATAATGATTATAAAGACCGATATATACACATCAAAGATGAATTATTAATTGGTGTTGAGTGGGCAAATATTAGTTCGGCTATCGACCATTTATTTTATGATAAAGTTGATAAAGGTGTTGTAATAGTTGATTATAAAACTAACTCATACATGGAAGGCTATTATGATAATCCTGATAAGAAAGTTTATAAAAAATATATGATGATACCATTTCGAGATACGTTAGATAATTCTTATGAGCATTATAAAATACAATTAAGCATTTATAAATACATATTGCAAGAGTTGTTAGGTATTCCAGTGTTAAGAACTGAAATAGTATATTTAACCGAAAATAAAGACAATTATGAGGTTGTTCAAATACCTTATGAAAAAGAAAAAGCAGAATTAATGCTAGAAATGAGGAGGGAAAGAAAAATGGGAAAATGTATTCCAGTATTAATTATAGGACACTCTGGTAGTGGTAAGAGTGCCAGTTTAAGAAATTTAAAGAAAGAAGAATATAGTTTAGTAAATCCGCTTGCAAAAAGATTACCTTTTAAAGGGGGACAAGCAGGGCTTGAAAGTTGTGATTATGAATTAATTAAAAAGTTTATTCAAGAAACACCAAAAGATATTATAGTTATAGATGATAGTAATTATTTATTAACTATGGAAATGATGAAAAAGGCAAAAGAAACAGGTTATGGCAAGTTTACAGATATCGCTTTAAATTATTGGAAATTGATTGATTTTATTAAAAATCTTGACGGAGATAAAAGAGTCTATCTTATGAGCCATGAAGAAATTGATGAATTTGGAAATATAGGAGTTAAGACCGTTGGAAAAATGTTGTCAAATCAATGTTGCGTTGAGGGACTCTATACAATAGTATTAAGAGCAATTAATGAAAATGGCAAGTTCCAATTTAGAACTAAAACAGCTGGAAATGATATTGTTAAAACACCTATGGGAATGTTTGAAGAAGAATTAATTGACAATGATTTAAAATTAGTAGATGATACTATCTGTGAATATTATGAAATAAATAAAGAAGAAGAAAAGAAAGATGAGGAAGAAAAATAATGATAAAGAAACCAAGCAATTATGATAATGTAGAAGTAATGGAATTTGATTTTACTCCAATTGAATTAGGTGGTCACAAAGGAATAATAATGAAAGCAGAAGAATATACTAGCCCACAAAGTGGCAAGACTTCTTTAAAAGTTAGCGTAGATACTGCTAAAGATGACAAGCAACCTGAATATTTTAAAGAACAATATAAAAATGACACTAGAATTGATAGAAAATGGAGCAATTCAGCAATTAAATATGTTCCACTAGGGGAAGAAGAAAACCAAGTTAAAATGCTTAAGGCATTTATTACAGCTTATGAAAATTCTAATGGTTGCCAATTTGATTGGAACAAAAATTGGGAACAATTAACAGGCAAAAAAATAGGATTAGTATTTGGAATGGAAGAATATGAGAGCCAAGCAGGAGAGCTAAAAACTGTCAATAAATTAAGAGAATTTAGAAGTATTGATAAAGTTGATAATATTAAAATTCCTAAAGTTAAAAAACTTGATAATTCTTACGTAGATTACGAGGAATATATTAATAGCAAAAATAATGAACCATTTAGCGACTTTGGGAATACTGTTGAATTTAGTGAAAACGATTTCCCATTTTAATAAAATTAAAGAACTTGAAAAAGTTCTTTTTTTATATTTTTAGGTGTTGACATAGTATAAAATAGGTGCTATACTTTAATTATGTTAAAGATAGGAGGTGAAAAAATGGAACAGCCAATTATAAGATTACAAAAAAACGCAGAAACAACAACAAATAAAATAAGAATACCACAACAAATAATTGATAAATGGGGCAATAAGTTTTATATGGAAATGTATAAAGATTGCATAAAATTAATACCAATTAAGAAAGGAGAATAAAAATGGAAGAATCAAACAAAGAACAATATGAAAATAAAGACCCAGCATTCTTATTTTATTCAAGTGATTTTCTTACTGGTACGATGTTTATGAGTGATATTCAATTAGGAAAATACATAAAATTATTGTGCATACAACATCAAAAAGGGCATTTATCAGAAAAAGATATGTTAAACATATGTAAAAGATATGATAAAGATATCTTTGATAAATTTACAAAAGATAATGATGGAAAATATTATAATATAAGGCTTCAAAAGGAAATTGATAAGAGAAGAAATTACTCAAAATCAAGAAGTGAAAACAGAAAAAATAAGATAACTTTTGAAAACATATGTTTTTCATATGTTAAACATATGGAAAATGAAAATGAAAATATAAATAAAAATAATATATTAGAATATATAAATAATAATAAATTAAATAATATAATAGAATTATTATTAGAATATTTTAATTATAGAAAAAGTATAAGAATACCTAATAATCAAAATGTTATAGATGAACTTATATTATTTTTAAAACCATATAGCAAAAAAGAACAAGAACAAATTATAAAAAAAGCTATTAAAAATGGCTATAGAGAGTTTTATCCACCAAAAAAAGAAAATGATAATAAAAAAGAGAGTGTAGTCTATGAAACAATATGATTATGAAATTGAAAGTAACTTAATGTGTTGTTTGTTTTTGAAAGACAGTTTGATAGAAGAATTGTTTATTGATTTAGACTGTTTTAAAAATACATACAACAAAAGAGTTCTATTGCTTTTAAAAGAAGTTTATAAAAAATATAAAAAATTAGATTTAACATTGATAGTTAGTGAATTAAAAACTGATTATGAAAAAAATCAATTTATAGAATATTTTCTTGATAAAATTAATTTGTTACCAACTCCAGCAATGTTTTATGAATATCAACAAAAATTAATCGACCAACACAAAGATGATTTAATTAAGCAAGAGATAAAAAAATATTCCAATAAACAAATTGAACTTGATGAACTTGTAGAAAACATTAATAAAATTTCAAACGAAGTTATGGTTATTAAGCAAAATAACAAAGTAACTCCAGAAGAAATGATTAGAATGATTAGAAATAGAGAAAAGATAATAAAATTCCCAAGGTTCTGGGCTTTAAATGAAAAGTTGAGAATAAAAAAGAAAACTGTCAATGTTATTGGAGCAAGGCCAAGTGAAGGTAAGTCAGCATTAGCACTTAATTTGTTCTGTGACTTAGCAAAAGAATATAAATGTATTTATTTCAATATGGAAATGACCGAAGAAGAAGTTTATGAAAGAATGTTAGGAATTGAGGCAAATATTCCGATTGCCGATATTAATAAACCACAAACAGAATATCAAGACCAAAAAATAATGGAAGTGGCTAATAAAATTTACAATTATAAATATGAGGTTATTAATGGTAGTAAGACAGTTCATGCAATGAAAAATAAGATTATTAAAGAGCAACGAGATGAGCATTGCATAGTATTTATTGATTACACTGGTTACATAGTTGGTAAGCAGGGACAAAATGACAGAGAAAGAATTGGCGAGGCAGTAAGAGAGTTAAACAACATTACCAAAGATTATGATTGCACTATATTCTTAATAGCACAAATAAATAGAAATGGTAGTGATACTCCAACAATGCAAGATTTAAAAGACAGTGGAGAAATAGAGCAAACAGCAGACACAATTATTCTTATACACGATGAAAACAAAGAAGATAATGCTGATGTTAAAGAAATAGGATTCTTAATTCCAAAATGTCGTGGTGGTAAAAGAAATGTTAGAATTCCAGTAATATTTGATAAGACTAAACAAAGAATGGAAGTGAAGTAATGTACTTTATAAACATATATGATAGAACAACCGACAAAAGTTGGGAAGAACGATACGAAAGTGAGTATTTGTTTAGAAAAAGATTAACAAAATTAAAATATAGTCAAAAACTTGTTGTAACGAGCAAAAGTATGTTTAGAGTGTAATTGTACTAGAATGTATTAAAAAGTCGTTCTATGGGGCTAAAAATAAGGAATATGGAGGTGTTAATATGTTTATGGCAGTGAAAAAAGAGAAACCAATCCAATATATGGATAAAATAGCAGATTATACAATCAAATGCAAATGCGGACATTCAGTTATATTTCCAAATAAAGAAGATAGAATAATATGTAGTTGGTGTGGCCATTATGTTTATAAAAATGATAAAGCAAAATTTAAATACAAATTGAAAGAAGAAATAAATAAAAATAAAGGAGATGTTAAGAATGAAAATTAAAATAAGTGATTTGGTAAATAAAGTAATAAATCGTGAAGAAATGCCAAAAGAAGTTTTATTTAATGGGAACATTTATAAATGGTGTAACAACATTGGAGATTACAGAAAAGATGGTTGGGACAGTTGTTTAATGATTAGAGATATTTTTGATAATTTTGATAGATATGGTAGTTTCTACAATATGCTATTTGAAGATGTAGAAATAATCGAAGAACCAAAGAAGATAGAAAAAATAAAATCTAATGGAGATGAATTTTATTGTGATTATACAGACACTTGGATTAGTAAAGATAAAACTGATGCATACTGTGAATATTTAATGAATAAAACAAATGAACTAATAGATGAAATTAACAATTTAAAGGAGAATGATTAAAATATGAATTTATGGGTGCGTTCTCAGGATAAAGAAAATTTAATACCAATAAAAAATCCTATATGTGTTTATGATAATAAAATTGTTTATAAAGAAAGTGCCAGTTATATTATGACACTAGCAGAATATAAAACAAAAGAAAGAGCATTAGAAGTATTAGATGAAATAGAAGAAAGAATAATGCTAATTAATACTATAAATATAGTAAAAGATAGAGATAGTTTAATTGCATATAAAAACGCATTAACGGAAGAAAAGATAAAAGGATTAGGTTATCCATATCAAATGCCAAAAGATTAAAGAAAGGACTGATATTATGCTTAAAATAAGAGATAACATAGATTTAAAAGAATTAGAAAAGTATGGGTTTGAAACAGGTTATTACGATTATTATACAACTAAAAAGACAGTAGTTGTTCCCTGTTATTGCTATGAGTGTGAATGTAGTGAAGAAGATACAGGACACAATAAAATATATGAAAATCAAATAAATTTTATGGTAGATAAAAAAACTAGAATAATTAATAGAATGACTTATGGCGGTAAAAGAAGTTATTATTTTAATATTTTGCAAAGCCAAGATTATGATTTAATATATGACTTAATAAAAGCCGATTTAGCTGTAAAGGTGGAGGAATAATGAATAGGGAAATAAAATTTAGAGCATGGCATAAAACATATAAAAAAATGTTTAAAATTGGACAATTAACGCTTAAAAAAGGGAGTTGAAATTATGAGCCAAAAGATAAAGAATTTATAGGAATGAGTATTCCATATCAGTCTGATTTTATATTAATGCAATACACAGGACTAAAAGATAAAAATGGTGTAGATATTTATGAGGGTGATATTTTAAGAGACTATGGCAATGAAATTGAAGATTGGGTAGTATCTTATGAATATGGCAAGTTTATAGGCACTTTTGATAATGTATGTGAAGATTTATACGAAATCAGTGATTTTGAAGTAATAGGAAATATTTATGAAAATGAGGTTGATTAAATGAAATTTAAAATGAATAATAGAGAATGGGAAATAATAGAACTTTCTCAAGAAGAAATAAGAGAAAAAATTAGAGAATATAAATATGATGGAGAACCAAAAGAGGGAAGATATTTTGGATTAACATATTTAGACAATAGTAAAATTTACATTGATAAAGATTTATGTTTGGACCAAAAGAAACAAACACTAAAACACGAACTTATGCACTGCTATATAGGTTGTTATTTATTTAATGCTGAAAAAGAATATACAGAAGAAGATTTATGCAATATAAGTTCTAACAGTCACGATATCATACACAAAATTGTAGAAGATTATTTTAAGGGAGAAAATTAAATGAAATATCATTGTTTATTTGAACAAAGTGGAACATTTAAAAATGAATTTAAAAAGCTTGGCTATAAGGCTTATGATTATGATATTCTAAATGATTTTAACGAAACTGATTATGTTATAGATTTATTTGATGAAATAGAAAAAGGCTATGATAACAAGCCTAGTATCTTTGACAATTTTAAACAAAAAGAAGATTTTATAATTGCTTTTTTTCCTTGTATTAGATTTGAAGAACAAATTCTTTTATATTTTAGAGGCGAGGCTAGTACACAAAAAAAGTGGAGTTTAGAACAAAAATTAGAATATGATTTAAAGTTACACAATGAATTACACAACCTATATTCATATATCACAAAATTAGTGATTATATGCACTAGAAAAAATATACCATTGATAATTGAAAACCCTTATGGAAGTCAACACTATTTAACTAGATATTGGTGCATTAAGCCTGTATTTATAGACAAAAATAGATTTTTAAATGGCGATTATTACGAAAAACCTACTCAATATTGGTTTATTAATTGTGAACCTAAAAATAATTTTATATTTGAACCATTAGAGTATGTAGAAAAAAAGACAATAAATAATGCCAAAAAATGTGGCAATTTATCACATCAAAAAATGAGAAGTATGATACACCCACAATATGCTAATAGATTTATTAGGCAATACATAATTGATGAAGAGGAGATGATTAAATGATTTTAATAGATAGTAGAGAAAAGCCAAAGGCAATAACAAAAATAATTAAATGTTTTGAAGAAAACAATATTGATTATGACACTTCAAAACTTTATGTTGGGGATTATCAATCACTAGATAATCCCAAAGTGATTATCGACAGAAAACAAAATCTTGCCGAAATTATGCAAAATGTTACGCAAAAGAGATTTAGAGATGAACTTATTAGAGCCAAAAAGGCTGGAATACATTTAATTGTACTTATAGAACACAGCAAAGATATTACTTGCATAGATGACATATCGCAATGGAAAAACCCACGGTTAGAACAATATAAACGAACTTTAAAATGGAAATTAGGACTTAATTATCATGCCGAGTACAACGAGTGGGAACTTTACCAACAAGCAAAAGAAAGGGGTTTACAAACATATAGACCCCCACAAAGCCCCAAACAACTAAGAAAAGCATTACATACCATAGAAAATAACAAAGAAGATTATGATGTGTCTTTTAAATTCTGTTCTAAATCCGAAACAGGACAAAAGATACTTGAACTTTTATCCCAAAAGTGATATAATCTAACTAGGTGATAATATGAGCAATTTATTAAATTTAATATTATCAATTGGAGCGACAACTTTTATGGTTTTTGTCGCTCTTTTTTTTGTTTTATTGAGTTCTTATAAAAAAGAATTTTGGGAGGCAATATATGAAAGAAATAACAAAAATAATGGTAAATGATTTTAAAATCATGAAATTGGGGTATGACTTCCTAGGTTATAAGGTTAATCGAAAAAAAGACCTGTCCTATCATCATTTAATCATTCCAAGACGGCATTGTAAAGGTGCTGGACTTGGCGAAGGATATTTATATTGGAACGGAGCAATTTTAAGGCAGAATACAAGCCACAATTATTTACATATCATAGAAAATATAGACCCAGAAATATTTTGTTTAATTACAAGCGAAATGATTGATGAAAATATAAAAAGAAAAATTGATATTGATAATTTAAAAAGAATAAAAGATTTACTTATTTATTTTGAAAAAGAACATGACCATGACATAACAAAAAGTGGCAAATTACTTATTAAACGGGAATTTGTTACAAGCAGGGTCAAATTATGAATATTAAGATGTTGGTTAGTGCTGTTTGCAAAGAAAAAGAAAATGTGATAAAATTAAACAATGAAACTTTGAAGAAATACAAGAACAATTTCTATCCTCAAAATTATAAAGCGTGGAAATTAGATTTATTTTGGGAGTATATTTGGGATGATATTTCTTTGGAAGAAATTAAGAAAATATTAAAATTAGGAGATGATATTAAATGAAAAATTACAAAGTGAAAACGACAGTTTTAAAAGGCTTTAATGACAGCAAAGATAACTTTAAAACTTATGAAAAAGATGAACCAATTACACTTGAACGTGCAAGATACGAAGAATTATTATCAAAAGGTTTTGTTGCTGAGGGAAAAATTTTAGAAGATAAGTCTTTATTTAAAAAAGAAATTAGAGAAGATAAGGAAGATTAATTATGGCTTTAGGCAAGATTAATGAGTGGCTAGAAAGAGATAAGTTAATCTTGTTAGAAGGCTGGGCAAGAGATGGCTTAACTGATGAACAAATAGCCAAAAATATAGGAATAAGTAGAGCGTCTTTGTATGAATGGAAAAAAAAAGAAGTTGACATATTTGACGCCTTAAAAAAAGGAAAAGAAGTTATTGACTTTGAAGTAGAAAATGCCTTGCTAAAAAGAGCATTAGGGTACACAATAACAATTGAAGAAGAAAAACTTGACAAATATGGAGATGTTCACACTTTAAAAAAAGAT